CCGTCGGGGACTCGAACCCCGGACCCACTGCTTAAAAGCTTGGATTTTTTCTTGTTAAAATCTTCTAAATTGCACATTTGACAGCAAAACTGACAGCATTTATTTTTTGTACATCTCTTGCAGCGTTTTGACTTTTGCCGCTTGCTGTATCTGCCGCTCGTGCAGGTAATCATAGACTGCCTGCATATTTGCGGGCAGTGCGCCGTTTTTTTGTTTGTATTCGTTGATGATCTGCACCACGGACCCGTGGAGCATGGAGCTGTGCTCCATCTCCTGGGCGCTCAGCGTGGCAAATGTGCGGGCCAACTCCTGGCGTTCGTCTTTCCATTTCAGAGCGCATTCTGCATAGCGCTTCGCGTCGTTGATCTCTTCTTCGATCATTTCGGAGAGCTTCAGGATGATCTTCATTGTGTCGGCCTCCTGATTGATTTATCCGTTGTACGCGCAGCCGATGCTCGATCCGAGTAATTCAACCATGTTTTCCGTGAGCATCTTGGATCTGCGCTTCTGTTCCTCTTCCCAACTGATGCGGCGATGCTCGGCAGCGAGAATGTCGTAATCAGCCTTTGTGATTGTGCTGGCGTCTTTATTGATGATAAAGCCGACGATCTCGGCAAGTTTGCTTTCAATGTTATCTTTCATTTTTTTCTTCCTCCTAATTTCCAGGGGCGGCTGTTGCCGCCCCCTCGGTGTTTTAGGCGGTCGCGCCGCCGGTCGTGGGCGTGACAGGCGGGAAGTAGCCGCCGTTGTAGGCCCAGCCGTTGGGGAAGCGCAGCACGTTAGCGGTAGCCGCCTGGAGCTGGAGCTGGGAGACCTGGGCCTGGAGCGCCTCGATCTTGTTCTGCTGAACGAGATCCTTGACAGACTGGATTTGCGCCGTAAAGTTGGCGTTGGTGGCGGCGTCGCGCATAGCGCCGTCATAGTTGCTCTGCATGATCAGCTGTTTGGTCTCACAGCAGCACGCGGCCTGGCTGGCCTGAAGGTTAGCCTGCCCGACGGCCAGCGCGGCGATGTCGCGGGCGGTCTCATTGTAGAGCCCCTGCATCGCGGCCAGAGAATCGTGAAATGTCTGGTTGGTGGCAGCTACGGCCTGAGCCGTTCCGGCGTTGACCGCGCCAAGGATGTCTCTCGTCTGGGCCTGGATGTTCTGGCTGTCGAATCCACGGTTGATGTCGTTCTGGATGGCGTTGCTGTTTCCGTTGTTTCCGCTGAGGCTGAAGCCGCCGCCGCCAAAGAGCAGGATGGCAACGATGGCGAAAATCATAAAGATCCCGCCAAATCCGCCAAAGCCGCTTTCGGAGCCGCCGACCGGCAGCACGGGGGTGATAGAGTTGTCCATTGTGTTCATCTCCTGTAATTTTATTTATTTCAAATCGCTGTGGCCATCAGCTGTTGAAACCGTTAAGCATAGAGAGGATCTGCTGCGGGTCAATGCCGCGCTCCTGGCAAAGCTTATTAAGGGCTGCCTGCGGATCCCCACCGGACTGCTGCACAAGTTGGAGCGCCTGCTGGAGCTGCGGATTCTGCCCTGCCATTTGCTGGAGCGCCGCCATCGGATTTTGCGCCGCCTTAACCGCGCCAATCATCTGCCGGATGGGACCCAGGCGGGAGCTAAACAGGCTCATGAGCATCGGGTTCATGCTGTCCCTCCAATCTCTTCACAGCGGCCTCCAGGGCGGAAAGCCGGGCGTCCATGCTTTCCCGCTGCACCGCGGCAGCGTCTTTGTGCGGCGCGATGTCGTAGGACGTGGCCGTAACCTTACCGACGCCATCAGACTGAACCAGGTAGACTATCGGTGCTCCCTGGTCCATGACAAGCATGGAGCTATTTGGCGCGAGTTGGATCTGGCTTAGACTGTCCGCTCCGGCGACGGTCACGACCTGCTGCTGCGGCATTGTCGGACGCTGCGGCTGGTACAGGAACGGTTGCATAAAAGGATTTCCGAATTGGTACGGATTCATCGGGTTTATTGGATTCATTTTCACCGCCTCCTTCTGCGTTTATCGTAAAGGAAAACCCGCCCATCTGCCATGAGGCAAACAAGCGGGTTTTTTGCGGATTTGTAGAGGTTTTATAGAGGCTTAATAGAAGGATTCACGGCGGTTTCTCTGCCACAAGATAAAGCCTTCCAGATCCTTGCGGTATTTTGCCAACACATCAGATACCGTCCTCGGTTCGATTTCAAATTCTTCTGCAAGGCGCTCAATCGTGGTCTTATCGTTGTAACGCTTCTGAAGCAATGCCCTGTGTCTTGCGTCGTGTACAATCTGTTCGATGGCGTACTCAATTTCGTCTTTGGTATAAAGAAAAGAGCACATAGTAACCTCCAAATAAAAAAGCCGCCACCTATCCCTTGGAGATAGATGGCGGCATATTTGATTTTTGGCGGCACGGTGATGGTTTTTGTTTAATTCTGCATTGCAAGCCAGAATCTCCGCAGCAGCACGATGAACGTGGCCTTGTCAAGCGGCTTGTCTGGCAAGAAAGGTTTTCCGGACTTCAGAACGATGTTGCGTTCGACGGCCCAGGCGAGGGCGTCGGCGTACCAATCGTCCTCCTTGACATCCGGGAAGCCCAAGAAGCCGGCCTCGAGCTTCGGCGTGGGATTTGGAACAGGGGATGTTTCTTCTGTCTGATTTATGGCTGCGGCCACATCGGCCCGGAATCCGTCCATGGTGTAGCCTGTGCCAAGGCCGGACCAGTAGTGCTCCGGGTCCCCGTGGTCGGAGCCAATTCCCATCGCGTGGGCTTCCTTGTGGCTCAAGACGCGAGTTGCAGGATTCAGCTTGTGCATCTTGCAAAGCTGTGCGAACAGCGCCACAGCGGCGTTGTAGGTTGTCCTGCAATGCCTCTCGGCGGTGGCCCTGTCGTTGACGGTGAACAGCCAGGATTCCTCTCGGTTGTAGGAGATGGCCTTGGATTCGCACATCTCGATCCCGATGGCCATGTTGTTGCCGGTGGTGCCAGCGTGCCAGGCCCGCATCTCCCAGGGCAGTACCTGCACGACATCGCCGGAGTTGGAGTCGATGACAGCGTGGGCGATAGCGTCCTCGTTGCTTTCGACGTCCCACCTCTGTGCCTGATACTCAGCAGATTCGCGCTCGCATCCCAGGGAATGCAGATAGAGGTAGATGTCACCGTCGGCAAACCTCTGGTAATACTCCTGATACCTGGCGTCGGCGTTGGAATTGTGTGGCAGAAGCCTCATCTGCTCCAGGTTGATCTTGTAGCAGGGAGACCGGGTAGCGAATTTCTCGATGATGATCATTCGCCATCGCCTCCTGTGACGGGACTACCGTCTTCGTCGTAGTCATCATGGTCCATTACGGTGATGGTAGTCGTCTCGTCGGACGGTTTATCGCTGTGGCTCGCGACGTCCTCGACGTGCGCGTCTGCCTTCCCCTTCAGCACTTCGATGCCCTTCAACAGGATCTGCGGGATAGGCACGCCCATGAGGCCGGCGTTTTCCATTAAACTTATCGCTTCGTTTGCGATAAAGGCTATCGCCACGGCGTCCCTGATGTAAGACGTTCCGATGAGCTTGTCAATCTGGTAGGCCGCTGCCACGATTACAATCAAAATAAACTTGCGCAGCAGGCCTTTCAGCCCGACGGACGAGGACAGGCCCCCGCTTTTTGTGTGCGGAGATTTGCGGAATACTAACGCCACGAGGACGCCGGTGAAATAGTCCAGACCCATCATGATCAGCAGCACGACCATAGGTTGGCTCCAGCCGCCCCACAGGGCCTTAAGAATCCCGCTGCCGACGCTGCCGACTGCTGCGAGGATCAGAATAAAAATCGCTTTCATCGTTTTGACTCCTTCCTCAGCCTTCCCGGTTGATTGGTTACGATTCGACGGTCCACCGGCATTTCGCCGTGACCTCGGTATTGTTGCCCCCGTTCATGTTGCAGAGATATGCCTCGTAGCTGCCGGTGGCAGCGAAGCCCACCTCGACGTACTCCGCGCCCGCCGCGATGGTGAACGGGGAGCCGGTGATCTCACTCCCGTCCTTTATCACTCGCAGATAGCCGTAGTCCGTGGCGTTGACGAGGATTTTTGTGTTGGGGATGTACCCGGCCTTGAACTTGATGCCGTTCCCTTGGTACGGCATACAGGGGAGATCGACGAGCCGCTGATAATTCAGCTCGTCTCCCACTTGGACGAACGGGCTTGGCGTGTAGGGTATGCTGTCGATGTTGGCGTAGCGGTAGAGGGTGTAGTTCCCCCAAGCGTTGTAAAAGTCCTCCAGCGAAAGGCCGTACCGTCTGCACAGACCGCCCACCTGACCGCCCTCGATGTCCCGGTTGGCTTCTCCTACGGTGGTAGCCTCGGAGATTTCCAGAGCCGTCACGTTGCCGTCCGCGTCCTTCACGATGTCGGTGATGACACCAGTGTGGTAGTTGGTCAGGTTCAAGATGTCGCCCAGTTTAATCAGCGCGGGGTTGATTCTCACGCCGTTGTCGATGACGGCCCCGACCTCGTTCAGCCCGGAAATGCTCGGAATGCCTGTGGTGTCCACATAGGCCACGTTGAGCGCATAGCAGGTAAGCGCAGAGCAGACGGCGGCGTAGGGGACGCTGCGATGAAGCGCCACGCTGCCCTCGCTCTCTTTGGAGATTAGGGAGTTTGCGTTGCGGACGGCGGTGACGAACGTGCCGAAATCAACCGTGCAGCCGACATAGGAGTTTTCCAGACCGTAGCCGGATAGATAGTCGGTGCATCTGCCGTAGGGGATGCCTTTGTACTTTGTTCCGGCCCTGAAAACTCCGATGTAGTTGCTGTTGAGCGAGGACGAGTAGCCGCTGGAAGCCGGTGGCGTGATGCTGGTCAGCATAAAGCGGGGCAAATCAACAGCTGGCGTCCATTCAATGTCTGTCATTTGCCGACAACGCCGGATAAGGTTCGCCACGCCGTTTGTCGCCGGAATTGTGTGGAGGCCAAGAGCGGCCTTTGCTTCCAGCATGGTAATACGCCCACTGAACCCGCCGTTTTCTTTTCCATATCCCAGCGTGGCCTTCAGCCGGAAATAGTTGTCGATGTCGGTCTGGGTCATGGATAAGCCCGATGCTGTTGAATAAGCAAACGTAAACCGCACCTTAGCGCAGTCAGCGCCGACAATCACATTCGGGGTTGCTTGCGCCAGCAAAGTTCTCCGAAGCCATGTGTTGCTTTCGTCATACTCGTGGACATATATCCAGTTATTTACATCGTTATCGTTTGCAAACGGAGCCTGCCTGTAAAACTCCGTGAAGGGATAGACGTTGTAGTAAGCACTGGAAACAGCGGTTGGCTTTTGTACGGTCGTTATCTCTATATACTCCCCGGCGGCGTTTATGTTTGCCCCAAACGTCCACGGGCTGACGTTAAAATCTGCCGGGTCAGCATTGCCGTAGAGTATGCCGCCCACGGTGGCAGATTCAGCAGCGGCGTTGGCGACAGAGATGGATTTATCAAGCGGGGGGCTGGACGGGTTGGTGATGTTGTCCTCCAGCCATGCGGCGGCGGCATTGGCAAGCTGCTCGTCGGTCACGGGTTCGCCCGCCCCTTTGGCCGCTTTCGCCAGAAGGCGCTCCTCTTCGGTGTTCGTTTTTGCCGGAAGGCTTTCGGCCTCCCCAGCCAGGAATGCGAGGATGTTCTCAATAACAGTCATGTTCGTTTTCTCCTTACCTAACATTTTTGACGGCGCCTGGGAAGCCAGGGTTCACCGTGCCGAATGTCACATCTCTGTTTTTTCCGCGGAGCGCGTCGAATGTCAGCGCGAAAACTCTTGTTTTCGTGTTGATTTGCCACCGTGTATTTGTCACCGTTACCGTGTCTCCCAGGTCCACCGGCACGTCTCCGGTTATTCTGGCCCGCTCCGCCCGGATAGAAATCGGGATTCCGGTCGGCGCGTTTACCGCAACGTATTCTTGAGCCGCGGCCAACAGCTGGGCCTGGGTCGGTTGGGCGTCAAACTTATCCGTCAGATCTATCGGAATAATATAAGTGATTGGATAAGTGCCGGCGAAGTCCAAAATTTTATTTGGGATTTCGACAAGCGGCTGGTTTGCGTCGCCATATCTTCCCCAAAACGGATAAATCCCGGAGGCGTAATTGTCCAGGACGTCCTCCGCCGTCATATCCGTCAGGTTTGCGCCGTATCTATAGATGGCGCCGTTGTCCGCACCGAGCCGGTCCCGCCAGTCTACGTTGTACCCGTCAAACGCCAGCTCGCCGCCGGCCGCGCTGATCAGCCATTTTTTAAGGGCGTCCATCAGCGGCTGCGGGGCCTCTCGCGCCGAAAAGTTTGCCGTCAAAGTCCCGGCTCTGTGACTCGTGAACGTCGCCAGGCTCGTAATTGCCGGTTTGGCCGCCGAGCGCAGCGCCGCGAAAACGCCGTTTGCCTGAGCCTCCGCTTCCGCCGCGGCTCCGGAAACCAGCACGCCGTTGTAGTAGTAGCTTTGGTGCTCCGCGTAGATGCTCAGGCCTCCGGTCAGGTTGCGGGTTCGGCGCTTGACAACGAAAAATTGCTCGTTTCCGTTTTCGTCCACAAGCGCACGGATTGCCGTTCCAGGTTGGATATCATTCTCAAATCTGGCGCCCGGCCGCATCGTTACGGACAGCGAATACTCGCCGTTGATCTCGCGCCGGACCAGGGCTTCCGTCGCGTCCGGCAGCGTCGTGATCATGCTGCCCGCAACACCGCTGGCGTTTGCGGAAAAAAGTTTTAGCATTTTCACCGCACCCACCACCTCGGCTCGATCGTTATGCTGGCAGGGTCGTCTCCGATTGTTCTTGTTATTCTGGTTCCGGTCGGCAGCAGGCACGGATCGCCGACAATATCTGCGATAAAAGGTCCACCGCTTATTGTGAAGGCTTCGATCGGCTGCGCGATCATGTCGCTGGTGTCTACTACCAGCAACCCCGAAAACGGCACGAAGTCTATCTTTCCGTAAAGCGTTTCGCTCGGCAATGCTCTAAAATTGAGCGTGATCCCGCGCTCGTTGCCTGTTATAGTGATGATTGGATGGGCAATGTCTACAACATAATCAGCATAGGGGATTTGTTCGCTGCCTGGGATAAAATCCTCCGTGGTAACAACGTTTTTTGCCGTTAAGCCGTCAATGTAGCGCCGAGGGTCGCAGGAAAAACGCAGCGGGAAAACAAAATTTTGCCCTGCGCCTTTCCGCGTCGGCTGAAAATCTCCGTAAAAATACGCCTTCCTAAAAAATCCAGGCTCGTAGCTATCCCGCAGTGTTACGCCCCCTCGCCCTTCCATCAGCAGTTTTCGGATTTTTGTCATGCGCTGTTCGACCACTGCCGCCGTTTCATTTCGCATGTAGATCGCTGCGTCATACTCGCGGATCTCGTTTTGCAGCCCGTTAGGCCATGCCGGGAACGAAAAACCCGCGATCGTGACAGTGTCCTGCTCAAACACCTCTCCGACGCGGCCCGGGATCACCGCGCCTTTGTTTGTCGTGCCGACTGCCTGGTAAGGCCTGACGCCGCCGATCCTGAGCCCGTACTCGCTGCCGGTCAGGTCTATCGTTCCGATTTGTAATTTTCCGCTCAAAGTCTGCCTCCTCTCGACGCTCTCATTAGCTCGTCTGTCAGCCGCACCGCCACGCGCTCCGCCAGCGCTTGCTCGTTCAGGCCCTCCGCGCCGGGGATCGTGATGTTGATTCCGCCCAGGTTGATGGTGTGCGAGCTCGTTCCGCCGCCAGCGTCCCAGCCGCCGATAGGCCGGGCATAGGCCGCGCTGTAGCCTGCGTCGTTGATGGCCGCCGCGCTGCCCCAGGTCCCGCCGGTCATGGTGTCCGCCAGGCTTCGGGCCGTCATCCGCAGCTCGTTCTCCCGGTCCTCCATGCCCTTGATTAGTCCTTCGTCCCACATTTGTCCGACCCAGACGCCGACTTTTGACGGGGACGCGATTTTTAGGACACTTTTTGTCGCCGTTGCAACGGATTTTGCTACTTCTTCCGCCGCGGTTTTTACGTTTTTTTTGTTTTCGCGTAGGCCTTTTGCAAGACCGTCCGTGTATGCCTTCGCTACATCTTCGCCGTTTAGGATTTTTTTCGCCTCATCGACATATCCTTGCAGCTCATTAAGTCCCTCTTTTGAAAAACCGGTCAATCCGTTTTCGAGGTTTCGCTTATATTCTTCTATCGATCGTTCAGCTGATTCTATTTTGTCTTCTAAGTCTTTTTTATCTTGTTCGTTGAGCTCTTTTTTTTGCCGATAGTACTCCATCGTAACGCCTAATTCGTCTGCAAGGATCCTGACAACATCGTTGTAATTGCCTTGTAGCGCTGCGGATTGTGCGCGTTGATAACGGTCTACGGCTTCGTAGTATTCGGCTGCGGATTGTTGTGCGTCTTCATAATCTTTTGTAATTGTTTCAAGTTTTTTTGCTGCTTTGGCTAATTCGAGCTCCGGATTTTTTTCCCAAGGTAGGGCTATCTCCCCTTTATGTTCTTTCGCGTAATCCAACGCCGCGTTATATTCCTCCTGCGCTTTTGTTACTTGTGGATAGAGGTCGGCTGCGGCTTGCAGCGCTTCTGCTCGTTTTGACATTGCTTCTGTATAAGCTGTTTTTCCGGCTTCCAGCAGAGCTTCGGCTTCTCGCTGCTTGATTAATCCGCCGATTTCTTTTTGCATATCCTGATACTGGTTGATCAGCTCCCCATTCCGCTCGTATTCCGTCCCCAGGGCCGAGTTCAACTCGCTCAGGATAAAATCCACCCGCTCCTTGTTGGCGTCTGTGACGTTTCCGTTTTCGTCTGTTAAGGTTTGCAGCTCGCCCCAAAGCCCCTGAATACGCTCAGTTTCTCCGACGATGGCGCCCGCGTTGTCCCGGAACTCGCTCATTAGCGTTTGGTGCGATTCCGCGAGCTCTTCCGCCTTGTTGACAAGCTCCAGCTCCGCGTCGGAGTACAGGCGGAGCCTGGCGTCGCCCAGGCTGAAAACGCTGAACAGGCCCGGCAGGATCTTTCCCGCCAGCTCCGCGGCACCGGAGATGATGTCGCCGATGCCGGTTGAGACGATGTTCAGGCCGCGCTTTACCCGCGGGTTTTCCAGCGCGTCACCCAGGGTGTTGTAGGCGCTTTCGATGCCCGGAGCCATTTTTACGGCGAAGGCGTTGCTGACGGCCTCGGATTTTTTTTGCAGTCTGTCCATGGCGTCCTGCTGCTTGTCAAGCGCTGTCAGGGCGGACCCGGAGAGCACGTAGCCGGCGTCGTGGGCTTCCTTTCGGAGTTCGTCGAGTTTTTCAGCTCCCGTCTCGATCAGCGGGTTTAGCTCCTGGGCGGAGCGCCCGAAGACGGTCATGGCCGCGGCGTCCCGCTCCGTCTCGTTTTCAATTTTCCCGAGGGCCGTCAGGGTCTCGTTCAGCACCTCCTCGGTGCTGCGGAGGGACCCGTCGGCGTTTTTGATATTGACGCCCAGGGTCTTCCAGGTCTCCGCGGCCTCGCCTGTGCCGTCCCGCGCCTTGCGCATACTTTGCAGGAGCTTTGTCTGGGCGCCCGTCAGGGTGTCCAGGCTTACATCGATCAGGTCCGCCATATAGGCGTACTCTTGGAGCGTTTCGGTGGACAGGCCTGTCGTGGCGGCCATGGTGTTGTAGGTGTCCGCGTAGGCTGCGCCAGCCTTCGACGCCTCCCACATTGCCGAGGCCGTGTCTCGGATAAACCCCGCGAGCGCTTTCACGCCAACTTTCACCGTGTCGGCCAGGAGCTGGCCTTTCATTACGTCCGCCCATCCGGTCGCCGCCGATTCCGCGTCTTCCATGCTGTCAGCCGCATCGTCCACGGCGCCGTCCAGGCCTTTGAGTTTGTGCTCCATATCCGCCAAGTCTGCCGTGGCGTCATAAACCGATTTTTGCCATTTTTGGGTGCGGGTGTCGGCCTCGCCGTATTTTCTGGCCGACGCCTCCAAGCCGTCCTTCAGCTTTTCCAGCTTTTCTTTTTGGGATAAGATCTGCCGGTTCATGATGTCTTTCTGTGCCGCCGCCTTTTTTTCCGCGTCGGTCTCGTCCTGCATGGATGCCGCCACAGCCCTGGCCTCGGCGTCCAGGGTCTTCATTCCCTGGTTGATTTGATTTAATTCTCGGCGAAATTGCGCCTCACCTTCGATCCCTATCTTGGGCCCGATGTCCGTTTTCGCCATGCTTTCACCTGCCTTTTGGTCGGTCAGTTAAAGAGCGCCGGGCAGAGCTCTTCCAGGTCGTCTTTTTCCGGATCAAACTCCCGGCGATCTGCAAAACGCATTCCCTCGCACTTTACCTGTTGGATTGCGGTCAGCAGCCGCAGCCTTCCGACTGGCTGCCGCATCGCGTCCTGATAGCTCATTCCCATGCGGAGCGCGTACCACAAAAGCCACACAGGGCCTTTCGGCCCTATGTGGCTTTCAGATTTTTTCCGTTCGGATCCTCCGCGTCAAAGTCAGCGTTTTCGTCGTCGTTGATCGCCCGGATCATCTGCTCCAGGATCTCCCCGCTCTTGGCAGCGGGGATCAGATCCAGCAGCTGCTCCTCGGTGGGCGGAACGTCCGCCGGAACGCCGTTTTCCATCTCCTTCCATGCCTTTCCGGCCATCAGGAGCTCGTGGAGCACAAAAATCCTGGCGCGGGTCCGCTCGCTGGCGGTTTCCCCGGACTCAAAGAGCGCCTTTTTGATGTCTCCGTACTTATCAGCAACCGCCATAGCCGCTCGCAGAGAGTAGCACGCGGTCCAGATCTTTCCCTGGATTGTGATCGTATGCCCCATACGGCCTCCTTACGCGGACGGCAGGCAGTCGTTGACGTAGGCGATGGCCTGGGCCTCGGTCGTAAACGTCGCCTGACGCTTCCACTTGTGGTAGGTCGTGTCGTCGCGCATGACCCTCGCCTTGATCGTCGGGGTCTGCCAGCTGATGGTTTTCCCCTGGGTCTCCCAATCCTCTTCCGGGATCTTAAACATGATCTTGGTCAGCACGACCGCCCGGTAGAAGTACGTGCCGCCGCGCTTGTGCTTGACAACATTGCCGATCCCCATGTACGGGGTATTTTGTCTTTCGTCGAAAATGACCTCCTTGACGCCCACGTCGGTGACGCCGGTGATGCCGGTCAGGGTGTTCGTCTGGAGCCCAAGTATCAGGGCGCTCATTTCGTCCGTCAGGTCGTTTGTCTTAAGCTCGTAGGTGCCGCCTCCGAACTGGGAGTCGGTCTCGTCAACCGTGTTGTCAGCGTTGAAATCGTTGTCGTCCTGATCGTCCAGGCTCAGCTGCATGTGTACCAACTTGGCGATCACGGTCTGGTTGCTGTAGGTGACAGTTCCGTTGTTGTTGTTATAGATGCCCCCCTTGACGTAGGAGCAGCCGACAATAGCCATAAAAATTTCACTCCTTTACTGCGAAAATCGCAATCGTTTGTTATTTTGTCAGGTCCGCTAATTCCCGGTCCATGCGCGTCTGCATAGCTTTTATGCACCGTTCCCTGGCTTTGCGGGCCGCTCGATCTGTGAACCGGTTCGGCATCATCCATGACGTTCCGCGGATTGTCGCCCTGGCAATCATGGCGTTCGGCTGACCACGCGGCCAGCGCTTTGTTTTCCAGCGGTTATATCCCTCAAATCCTATTTTGGTTTGCAGGTTTCCGTTTTCCTCCCAAAAGCTGGCGATGCCGAGGCCCTTGCTGAGCCCCTCCCGCTGCTTTGGGTCCAGCCGGTCCAGCCCTTTGATTTCCTCCTGCACGGCGTCCGCCAGGATCCCGGCGCCGTCGTAGAGGGCTCTGCCGAGGATCCGCGGGGCCTGCCTGCCGATCTGCTCCAGTTGCTTTTCGTATTGCTCGATGCCCGGAAAGGTGATGGTTGCCATCAGCCCACCTCCCACTCCCAGGTATGATGGAAAAGCCGCGTGTCCGGCTCATAGGTGCATCCGGTGTACTCCCAGGCGAGCTCTGCCGCGTCGAATTCCAGCCCCAGTGCCGACGCCGCCGGGTCGAACTCCGCCTCCGTGAAGAGGTCCGTGTAACCCGTCACGGTCAGCTCGTCGTGATTGTTGTCGGCGTTGAGGTCGTTGCCGCCGTCCTCCTGCCAGCAGAAGTAGCGTCTGGAGTCCTTCAAGCGGGCCGCGTGGGAGACGGCCACCGCCTCTTCCTCTCGGCTCGACGCCGCCGAGGCGGCGGCCAGGTGGGCGGCGATGACGATCTTCGCCCAGCCGGGCACGCTGTTGCTTTCCCGGCTGGTCGTTTTTACCGTTGCTTTCATTCCTCGCCCTCCTTATCGTTCCAAATCCACCGGAACCGGGGCCGAAAGCCCTGGCACCGGTTCCGCGTTTCCGCCCTGGCGCTGGGTGTAGGCCGTCAGCGTCAGGTCCAGGCTCGTCGGCCAGACGCCCTTGGCGTTTTGGATCAGGTCGATGCGGTAGCGCCTGCCGTCCTCGGTGATGGCCTCGTCTTGGTTCGTGATCTCGACGGGAGGCCGCGGTACCCGGATCACCCGCTCCACGTGGATATGGTTCTGTTTGGCTTGGTAGTAGCGCTGCACACCCAGCTTCAGCTCCTCGTAGTCCAGCCGGATTTTCTGCGTCAGCACCGGCGCCGGCAGTCTCCCCGCCGCCGCCCCGTCGGAGACGGCGTAGATTGTCACCACGCCGCTGTTGTAGCTCTGGGAGACCTCCGCGTCAGGCCGGAAAGGCGTCTTGTGCGCGAGATGCATTTTGCGCCCTCACCTCCCTTTGTGCAGCAATGACCAGGGAGAGGTAGTTCGGCAACCAGGCGTCCAGCGCGTTGCAGTGCTGGTAGCGGACCCGCTCCATGAGCAGGGTCCGCAGGTTCCCGATCTCGCCGTAGTTGCAGGCTCTTCCCATCACGCTGTCCAGGTAGGCCGCGGAGCCCTTGATCATCTCCCGCAGCCGCTTGTTGGTCGCCTCGTCGTCCCAGCTGATCTGGAGGTAGTTTTTGACGTCGGCCAGCAGGGCCGTCAGGGTCTCGTTGTCCACACCGGCCGCCTCCTCTCTCAGGACTTGGTGACGACGACGGTGTAGGTCTTGGTGGTGCTGCCGTCGGGGGCGGTGACCTTGACGGTGACGGTGTTCTCACCGGCGGCCCAGGTCATGGCGGTGCCGTTGTTGACCACCGCGGTACCGAGCTTGCACTCCAGCACGGCGCCGGCCTGGGCGGGCACGGCCCGCAGGACGTTGGTGGCGTTGGTGGTGCTGGCGGTGTAGCTGGTGTCGCTCGGGTCGAAGGCGCTGTCGAAGGCCAGGGTTCCGATCGCCAGGTCCGCCAGGGTGGCGTCGCTGGAGGGCGTCCGCTCGCTGGTCTGGACCACGTAGCGCCGCTTCTGGAGCTTGCTGATGTCCAGCAGCAGGAAGGCGTTGTTGTCCATGGGGAAGCCGTTGCCGAAGAGCTTGATCTTGTAGACCCGCTGATCCTGGAGCCAGCGGAACTCGTCGGAGTAGCCGATGACGCCCTTCTTGGGGCCGCCCAGCATGCCGGCGTAGCGCTTCGCCAGGCCCAGCACGGCCTCGCCCCGCTTCAGCCCGCGGGAGACGGGGATGATGGTGACGGGGTAGTCCAGGGCGTTGACCCACTTTCCCTCCGGGGTCTGCATCATGGTTGCGGCCCGGACCTTCCGCAGGTAGTCGATGTTGTTGACCACCAGGATCACGTTGTCCACGTCCCGCTCGTTGCCGTTGTCGTCGGTGCCGAGCATGGCCAGCAGCTCGCCCATGGTGTCAATGTCGAAGTCCTGCACGGCGATCTTGGCCTTGCGGGGATAGACGCCGTTGACGACGGTGGCGGTGGGGCCGACCACGCGGGTCATGCCGATGGGTTCCTTCTTGCCGGTCCCGTCCACGAAGCCGCGGACCGCGCCGTTGCCGATGGCGTTGTAGAGCTTGGCGCGGAGATAGGCGTCCAGCCAGTTGGGCCCGAAGGTGATGCCCTGCTCGCAGACGGGCAGGAATGCGGATAGCTTGAAGAGATCCGCGGTCACGGTTTCGAAGCCAGCGGAGAGCTCCTTGGTGATCTCGTCGCACAGGTCGCCCCAGATTGCCTCCTCGCTTCCGCTCTTGTCCAGGACGAACTTGGTCAGGCCGCTGGTGTTAATGAAGTTGATGGCGTTCAACAGGGGGAACTCCTTCCGCAGATCCTCCAGCACCCGCTCCACCACGGTCTCGGGGAAGACGGCCTTCAGGTTGTCCACGGCCTGCTTGGGGTTGTCGGCCTTCATAGCCTCGATCCACTCGGCGTAAAACTTCTGCTCGGCGGAGGTCAGGACGTTGGAGCCCCGCTCCCGGAGGACGGCGCTGTCGGCGTCCTGGGCGGCCTCCTCCTGCTCCTCGCGGAGCTTCTGTGCGACCTCCTCCTTGGCGATGTTCAAGCTCTCCTTGCTGAGCCGCTGATAGGCGTCCTTGTCGTTGTTGTCGATGGCCTGGACCAGCTCCCGCATCACAACGTCAAGGCTTCTGTTTTCGTCGTTGATTCTCATGTGTTTACCACTCCTTTGTTCGGTTTTTGATGTGTTTATGTTGAGTGACTTGCTCCCAATGTCACGCGGACGTCTGCCCGCAAAAACCTCCCCTGCGAGCAGGGGAGGGGGACCGCCGCTTGCGGCGGTGGAGGGGGGCTTCCCCGGTTGCTGCGGCGTCTCAGAGCCCCAGGAAGGCCCGCAGTGCGCTTTTCTGTGCCGCCCCTGTCTCCGCCTTCCCGGCCTCCTCCGGCTTCTCCTCGTCTCGCGCCCCGGCCTGCTTGGCCCATTTTGTGCCATCTTCCTGGATCGGCTCCAGCCTCTGCTTCGCCCTGCGCTCGTTGACTGTCATGGCGCCTGCCTGCGTCAGCGCCTGCACGATCTTCATGCGGACGCTCTGCTGCGCCGGTGTCTCATCCTTGCGGTTGATGATCTCCGTTGCCAGCCCCAGGTCGTAGGCCTCGGCCGCGCTCAACCAGGTCTCGTCCTTTTCCAGCTGGAGCACCCGCTCCCTGTCGATCCCGACCGCCGCGAACGCCTCCAGCCCTATGGCGTTAAACTTCTCGATGTCGGTTGCCGCCTTCCGGAGCTCGTCGGCGTTTCCCGCCGCGGAGATCCAGGCCTGATGCAGGAAGAAGGCGCTCATGGGATTGGCCTTCCGGTTCTTGCCGGCCAGGAAGGGGTAGACCGCCGCGCTGGCCACGAAGCCGTCGGCGTAGCTGTTTACCGTGCCCGGGAAGTCTTTGAGCACGTTGTAGATCGCCCAGGCCGCGGAGACGGAGCCGCCGTAGCTGTCCACGTGGACGTCGATCTGATTGACGCCCTGGGCCGCCAGGTCCTCGATCTCCTTCCGGAAGCTGGTGGGGCTGGTCTCCTCCTCGAACCACCGGTCCGAGACGATGTCTCCGAAAATGTAGATCGCCGCGCTGTTCTGCTGCGGATCCCGGATGATCTGCAGGGGCTTGTTGTGTTCTCTCACGCTGTTCACCTCCTTCCTCCTCAGCTCTCAGCCGGCGCCGCCGGCTGGTCCTCCACAGCCGTCTGGCTGATGTTGAGCGTCATGTAGTGCTTGTCGGCCCAGGGCTCCGGGATGGTGGCCTTGCCGATGGTCCGCAGCACGTCGTTGACGGAG